CAAAAGCGGCATTGGTAAGACGTTCCAGTTGTGGACACTGAACCCAACGGCCACCCTGTTCTTTGACCTGGAAGCCGGTGACCTAGCGGTCGAGGGGTGGGCGGGCGACACCATTCGCCCACGCACCTGGCAGGAGTGCCGTGACTTCGCGGTCTTCATTGGCGGTCCGAACCCGGCGTTGCGCGACGACCAGCCCTACAGCCAGGCGCATTTCGATGCCGTCTGTGCCCGTTTTGGCGAGCCCGCGGTGCTTGACAAGTACGACACGGTCTTTGTCGACTCGATCACCGTCGCTGGTCGTTTGTGTCTGCAATGGAGCAAAGGCCAGCCCCAGGCCTATTCCGAGAAGACCGGCAAACCGGACAGCCGGGGTGCATATGGATTGATGGGGCAGGAAATGATTGGCTGGCCCACCCATCTTCAGCACACCCGTCGCAAGAACGTCTGGTTCGTCGGCATCCTCAACGAGTCCCTGGACGATTTCAACCGCCGTGTGTTTGCACTGCAGATCGACGGATCAAAAACTGGCCTGGAGTTACCAGGAATTGTTGACGAAGTGGTCACCCTGGCCGAGATCAAGGGCGATGACGGAACCAACTACCGCGCCTTCGTCTGCCACACGCTTAACACCTGGGGTTACCCGGCCAAAGATCGTTCGGGTCGTCTCGATCCCATGGAGGAGCCACACCTGGGTCGTCTCATGGAAAAGATCGCTGGCCCCGCCAGGCCTGCCAGCGAGCGACTTGACTTTGCGCGCCCCGTTCCCGTCAGTACCGCTGGTACTCCCGCCACCCCCGAAACCCTTGCATCCCAGGAGATCTGATCATGACTTACTTCGATTTCAATTCCGCTTCCGAGCAAACCTCCTTCGACTTGATCCCCAATGGATCCGTAGTGCGAGTGCGCATGACCATCAAACCTGGTGGTCACGATGACACAACGCAGGGCTGGACCGGTGGATTTGCCACCCGCAACAACAACACCGGCTCCGTCTATCTGAACTGCGAATACGTGGTGATGGAAGGTGAATACGCCCGCCGCAAGATGTGGTCGCTGATCGGTCTGCACAGCCCCAAGGGTCCGGAGTGGGCCAACATGGGGCGCACTTTCGTCAAAGCCATCCTCAACTCTGCGCGCGGCATCCACCCGGGTGACAACAGCCCTGCGGCACAGAACGCTCGGCGTATCAGTGGGTTTTCTGACCTGGAAGGCATTGAATTCCTCGGCAAGGTCGACTGGGAAAAGGACCAAAACGGGAAGGACAAGAGCGTCATCAAGGCTGCAGTGACACCTGACCACAAGGATTACGCCGCACTCATGGGTGCTGCCCCTTTGTCTTCGACACCGGCATCGCAAACGTCATCGGCGCCCAACGCCAATACGCAGGCGAGCGGACGCACGCCAGTGCCGGGTCGTCCGAGTTGGGCGCAGTAAGGGGACGCCGCCATGATGCTTCGCCCCCGTCAAACCCAATTGGTCGAGCGTACGCTGGCAGCGTTGCGCCTGCATGGCAATACGCTGGCCGTCGCTCCGACAGGTTCGGGCAAGACCATCATGCTGTCGGCAGTGGCTGGCCATATGCTGGCTCAGCCCGATGCCAAAGCGTGCATTCTTGCCCACCGCACTGAACTTACCGGCCAAAACCGAAGCAAGTTTTCTCGGGTGAATCCCGGGTTAACGACTTCGGTGGTCGACGCCAATGAGAAGTCATGGCGTGGCCGCGCCACCTTTGCCATGGTCCAGACCCTCTCTAACGCAGCAAATTTGGATCAGATCCCGACGCTGGATCTGCTGGTCATTGATGAGGCTCACCATGCTGCGTCGCCCAGTTACCGCGCTGTGATCGACAAAGTGCAGAGCCGAAATCCAGACGCTGCGATCTGCGGTCTGACGGCGACTCCGAACCGGGGTGATGGTCAGGGCCTGCGTGATGTGTTCTCCAACCTTGCAGATCAGATCACTTTGGGCGAAATGATCGCCAGCGGGCACCTGGTCTCACCGCGTACCTTTGTGATTGACGTTGGAGCGCAGGAAGCACTGAGCAAGGTACGACGCACGGCAGTGGACTTTGATATGGACGAAGTTGCGTCCATCCTCAACAAGACGCTGATCACGGATGCCGTCATCAGAAACTGGAAAGAAAAGGCCAGTGATCGCAAGACCATCATTTTCTGCTCGACCGTGGAACATGCTCATTGCGTTTGCAACGGTTTTAATGCCGCCGGGGTCCCTTCGGTGCTGATCCACGGCGAACTGCCACAAACCGAGCGCAAGGCGTGCCTGGCCCGGTTCGAGACCGGGGATGCGCAGGTCATTGTCAACGTGGCCATCCTGACCGAAGGATATGACTTCACACCGACCGCCTGTGTTGTGTTGCTGCGACCCAGTTCCTATAAGTCGACCTTCATTCAGATGGTGGGCCGGGGTCTGCGCACGGTGGATCCGCAGGAGCATCCCCACGTCATCAAGACGGACTGCATCGTGCTCGACTTCGGGACGGCCAGCCTGATGCATGGCGCACTGGAACAGGATGTCAATCTGGATGGGCATCCGTACGATGGTGAGGCGCCCACCAAAGACTGTCCGCAATGCGGCGCCATTGTTCCGTTGTCGGTCATGGAGTGTCCGTTTTGTGGCCACACCTGGGAGCGCCAGTCTCAGGACGGTGGTGTTTTGAGTGACTTCGTGATGAGCGAAATCGATCTGCTCAAGCGGTCCAACTTTCGCTGGTGTGACCTGTTTGGTTGTGACGACGCACTGATGGCCACCGGATTCTCGGCATGGGGTGGTGTTTTTTTCCTGGCTGGTCGCTGGTACGCCGTGGGCGGCGGTCAGGGCATGGGCACCCATCTTTTGGCTGTCGGTGAGCGCACTGTGTGTATCGCCAAGGCCGACGATTGGCTTAACGACCATGAGTCGGAGGATTCCGCTCACAAGACGCGGCGCTGGCTCAACGAGCCACCCACCGAAAAGCAACTGCGGTATCTGCCCGAGCCGATGCGTGCCGACTTTGGCCTGACCCGTTATCAGGCATCGGCGCTGCTCTCTTTTCAGTTCAACAAGGGCCAGATTCAACGCCTGGTCGTCGCCGCCAACGACAGCTACCGGGAGGCCGCTTGAAATGTGCTGTCTGCAGCCGCCAGGCTAAAGGGCTGGGTTGGTTCAACACCCGTCTGCGCCGCAGTGACCCAGCCAGGTACTCAGACCGATGGGTGTTCTGTTCCATGGCGTGCCAGAACGTCTTTTCTCAAATCATGAATAAAACGGAGGGTCACATGATTGATCCCACGGAAATGGAAATTGCAGCAATGCGCTCCTGCCTGTCGCCTTTGGGACAGTATGTTGGCGACATTGGCATGGGCCGACCCCTGGCGGACTACAGCCGCGAGGAAGTTTTAACCTTGGTCGACGTGGTGGTCTCAGCCTTTCAGTCGCACATGCTTTTGGAGCACGAGCGCATGGCGTCCAGAGACCGCGCATTCCTTGAGCAGCGCCTTGCCATTCAACAGTTGGCCAGATCGACGGGGGCCACACCATGACGCTGGATTTCAACCATCGCCCCAGCTTGAGTGAACCGATCATCGCCTTGATTGATCAAGGACTGGCGCGTGAACGGGCGCATCAGGTGCCACGCACCTATCTGGGTGCCTCCCGCTTGGGCGTTGCCTGCGAGCGCGCACTGCAATATGAATACGCCGGCACTGCGGTAGACGCCGGTCGTGAGTTCTCCGGGCGCCTGCTGCGCATTTTTGAAGTGGGGCATACCCTGGAGGACCTGGCTATCCGCTGGCTCAGGCTGGCCGGCTTCGACCTTTACACGCGCAAAGCCCACGGTGGCCAGTTTGGATTCTCGGTGGCGGGAGGTCGCATCCAGGGTCACGTTGATGGCATCCTGAATGCGGGACCCGCGGATCTGGGTGGTTTTTGCATGGCATATCCCGCCATCTGGGAGTTCAAGACCATGAACGACAAGTCATGGCGCGATACCGCCAAACAGGGTGTCGCCAAGTCCAAGCCGGTCTATGCGGCACAGGTGGCCATCTACCAGGCTTATATGGAGGCGTCGGTACCCGGTGTTATCAACAATCCGGCGCTGTTCACGGCGATCAACAAGGATACCCAGGAGATCTGGTTTGAGTTGCTGCCTTTTGATGGCGGTCTGGCGCAGCGCATGTCTGATCGTGGTGTGCGCGTGATCAGCGCCACCGCGGCCGGTGAAGTGCTCCCGCGCCACACCACGACGCCGACCCATCTGGAGTGCAAGTTCTGCGCTTGGCAGGACAGGTGCTGGAGTCATGCATGACCCGGGACAAGCTTGCCTGGCTGGACTTCAACAGTGCTGCAGAGCAACGTGACGACCTGGTGGCAGACACCGAGGTGCTGCGAGGCGCGTTGCTGGACCGGCTTGAGGCCGTTCTTCCTTACCTGTTTCCGCAAGGACGGATACGTGGCAGCAAGTTTTTCATTG